CAGTCTCGGCACCGAGCATTGCGATTTTGTATGCCCGTTTCGCGACGCGCAGGTGGAGGACTGACCAAGGCCTCGCGCCCGAATATCCGCCTCAGTTTCGACTTTTAACCCCCAAGGCGCCCAAGCCGTAAAAAACAACAGGGCCAACAATGGCAACGATCGATGAACTCAAAAGCCGGATAGATCTGCACGACCTGGCGAACCGGCTGGGACTGGAGCGCCCCGACGAGAAGGGCAACTATCGCAGCCCCAAGCACAAGGACAAGAATCCCTCGCTGTCCATCTATAATGACGGCAAAAGCTGGAAGGACTGGAGCACGGAGCAGGGCGGGGATTGCATCGACCTGGTGATGTATATCGAGGGCTGCGATACCGCCGGCGCGCTCAAGCGGCTGCACGATCTTTACAATCTCCCCCGCACCCCCCAACAGAAAAAGGATGCGCGCGACAAGACCCTGGCCGAGCATATCGCCGACAAGTGTTTCGATGCTGAAGGATTGCGCCGGGCGGCCGATTACCTGACCCAGGAGCGGGGCATCACGCCGGAGGTGGTGCAAGCGGCTATCGAGCGCCGCGCGGTGGGGTATAATGATTACACCTCCCCGAAGGTCGACCCGGGCCACCATGGACATGGTGGTCCTGCGGTAGCTTTTATCGTGAAAACCCTCAACCCCGGCCACGTGGCCGCCGTGGACATGCGCTATCTGGATCCGGCGCTCAACGGTGGCACCAAGACCCAATGCCAGGGTGAAAAATACGGCTACGTGTGGACCTCGGATCTGCGCCGCCTGCAGCGGGCCCGGGATGTGTACCTGGTCGAATCCCCCATCAATGCGCTGTCGGTCGAGTCGGCCGTGCACGCCAATGCGGCCGCGGTGGCCACCCGCGGCACCGGCAACATCAGCAATGTGGACTGGCACTTCCTGCAGGGCAAGCGGGTGATCGTGGCCATGGACAACGACGAGCCCAACGAACAAACCGGCTATTGCCCGGGCGAAAAGGCTGCCTGGGGGCTGCTGGAGCAAATGACCAGCCTCAACATTGCCGCCCACCTGGTGGATCAGACCGAGTGGGAGCACAACGACCTGAACGACATCCTGCGCGACGCCGGGCGCGAGGAGCTGGCGGTGGCGCTCAAGCGCCTGAACCCGTACATCATCCCCGGCGTGCACGGCAATCGCGACCACCAGAAGGGCCGCACGCGGGTTTACCTGCCGTCCCACGACTATGCCCAGTATTGGCGCTACCGGGCGAAGGAGGACTTTGTCACCTACGTGGAGAAGTGGGACCGGGACGAGGAGAGCGGCGACCAGAAGGAGAGTTTCAAGGACGTGTGTGGCTTTCGCATTGCAGCCATTCAGCGCGTTTCCATCGCCAGCGCCACCTCGACGCTGACCGGCGAGGCGGATGCCCAGCCGCGGGTGCTGTTTGCCTGCTCGGTGCAGGTACCGCGCCATGGAAACAAACTGATCCGCAAGGTGTTCGATGACGACCGCCTGCACAACGTGGACCAGTGGCGCAAGTTCGGGCCGGTTTATTCGCAAACGGTGTTCCTGCGCATGGTAAACATCCTCGAGCGCAGTGCCGACCTGGGCGCCCGGGACGCGGTCAACTTTGTGGGCCTGGCCTGGCGCGACGGCAAGCTGATCGTCAACGAGGGGGCCGACTGCTATTTCACCGAGCCGCTCAAGCAGTGCACTTATCACAATCTGGTATTTCCCTCGGGCCCGGTGGGCAATGCCCGGCGCGTGATCGAGGCCTATCAGCAGACCTTTGGCAACAATGCCGCCGCGCTGCCGCTGGTGTGGGGCCTGGGCGGTCACCTCAAGGCCCTGCTGGGTTTCTGGCCCCACATGATGGTGCAGTCCGAAAAGGGCGCCGGCAAAACGACCCTGCTCAAGCGCATGGAAGGGACGATCGGCTATACGCTGTTCTCCAACGAATCGCTAAAAACGGCCTTCCGTATCCTGACCACCGTCAGCTATACCAGCCACCCGGTGGGCTGGGAGGAGCTCTCGGCCAGCGGGCAGAAGGTGATCGACGAGGCGGTGTCGATGCTGCAGCAGGCCTATCAGTACACGCCGACCAAGCGGGGATCGGATATGACCGATTTCCTGATCTCCGCCCCGGTGCTGCTGGCCGGCGAGGACGTGCCGGTGCGCTCGCTGACCGGGAAGATCATTCGCACCGACCTGGCCACCAAGGGGCCGATGCTGCCCTGGGACTTGCCCAAGTTCCCGGTGCGCCAGTGGCTGCAGTTCCTCACCAAGCAGAGCCGCGAGGAGGTGATGCAGCGCCATCAGCGGGCCGTGGCGTACTGCTGGGAGCACTCGCGGACCCGGAACCGTGACAGCGGCGCCAGCCGCATGGTGGAGAATTACGCCGCCATGCTCGCCGCCTGGGGCCTGTTGTGCGAGTTCGCCGGCATCGACAAGCACCAGGGCGGCTTTATCAACGACCTGGTGGCTGAAATGAACCGCCACATCGCCGACAGCTGCGGCGATCGCGAGCCCTGGGTGTGGATCCTGGAGACCATCATGCACGAGATCGCCGCGGGCCATTACCGCATGCCCTACACCTGGACCACGGTGCGCCACGAGGACGGCACAGAGGAGGACTGCCTGGCGCTGCGCACCGGGCAGGTGATGCACCACATCAAGACCGAAAACCGCCTCCGCGCCACCTGGGACAGCCTGCCGGTGAAAACCGACCGGGTATTCAAGCAACAACTGATAAAGGCGGGCGTGCTGGCCGACCAGGACCTGGAGCGGCGCATCAGCGGCAAGCGAGTGGCGCACATGGTGGCCATCAGCCTGGCCAGGGCCGAGGAGTATGGACTGCAGGCGACCCCGCCGGAGGTGTTCGATAATGACCCACAGCCGACTATTTAGCGTTTCCCCCCGTACCCCCCAAGAGAAAACGCCGCCGCGAAGGGAAAACCCGGCCGGGAAATGGGCGGGGTGGGCGCCAAAACCTTGGCGGGGGCATTTTTCAAACCTGTGGGATATAAGGTGTTTTTATACTAAGTGTCTGAAGTCCGAGAGGTTTTCGTGTCAGGTTAGGGTCGAAATGCCACGTTTTGCGCTCGTTTTGCCACGGTTTCGTCGTATATTCCCACTCGCTAATATTCGCGCTTTTCTCTCTCTCTCTTTCTCTAACTTATTAAAAAGAAAGAAGAATAAAGGCCTGAAAAGGGGCAATATTAGGGAATACTTATGCCACGGTTTTAACCCCCCTGGTTAAAAAATGGGCCACGGATTTTTACCCCCTGCCACGGGTTTTTCGTGGCATTTTGTGGCATGGGTGGTTGAGTAAAATCAGGCACTTAACTCAAAAAACAGCCGTTTGCCACAATCCACGGAAAATTTTCCCCCTGGTCTCCCTGGAGAGTTAGATGCGCCCCGAAATAGAGCAATTTTTAAACAATCTGCAATACAACAAGGGCCGCAGCCCCAGGACGATCCACAAGTATCGAGGGTTCCTGAATCGCCTCGAGGCCTGGGCGAAAGAGCAGGGCGCGGACCTGCTCGATGTCACCAGGGAGCAGCTGGAGCAGTTCTCGGGCATGGTTGCCCACGAACAGGGCCTTACGCCTCGAGCCAGGATCCCCCTGGTGGCTGCATTACGCGGCTTTTTCCAATTTGCAGCCAAGGAGAAGCTGGTCAAAACCAACCCGGCCGAGGAGCTGCCCTATCCCAAGGTGGGGCAAAAGCTGCCGGTGCCGCTGGAGCTGCAGGAGGCCGGCAAGCTGATCATGGCGCCAGGGCTGGAGACACTCGCCGGGCTGCGTGACACCTGCATCCTGATGCTGTTCGCCGGTACTGGCATGCGCATCGGTGGCCTCAGCGCCCTGAACGAGGGCAATCTGGTGTTCACGAAGGTGGAGGGCCAGGAGTGGCTTATTATTCGAGTGCTGGAGAAGGGCGGAAAGGAGCGGCTGCTACCGGTTCCCCATGAGGCCCGCCTGATCCTTCGGGCCTACCTGGCTCACCCTGAGCTTAAGCAAATAGACCGCACGCTCCCTAATGGCGAGAAGGTGCTGTTTGTCTCGACCCGCAACCGTAATGTGAAAGAGCACGAATACCATGGCGAGGCCCGCCGCCTGTCGGAGACCAGCATCCGCGACATGTTTGTTAAATATGCCAAACAGGCCGGACTCCCGAGGAACAAGGCCCACCCCCATGCCCTGCGCCACCTGTACGGCACCGAGCTGGCAGAGCATGACGTACAGGACGCCATTAAGCAGATGCTGCTGGGCCATGCCGACGCCAACACCTCGGCCATCTATACCCACCTGGCCATGCGCAAGCTGACCAAGGAGATCGCCCGGGCCAACCCCTTGAGCAGCATCAAGACTCCGACCAGCGACATCGCCAAGGAGCTCGCAAGCCGTGGCAAATAACCCTCAAAACCTCACAGCACAGGCCTCGCAGGCCTTTCCGCGCCTCCGTTTGGCGCTTAGAAGTCACATAGCCCCCGCCTGCTACCTGCACGGCCTTCAATGTTTGCGGGCGCTGCAGCACGGCGGTGGAGGTGTCGCGAAATTGACGTTAGAACGGCCTAAATCCTCCAGGCGCTTACCCCACTTCTCACTTGCCGGTTCTTCACTATCCGGCAACTCATGCAGGCCAGCAGATCGTGGAATCAAGGAGTTAATACGATGACCTCAGCACAGAGCGGCAACTCAACTGACGGAATCACTACCAGCGAGCACGACACAGACACACGCACAGAGGGGGTGGGGGCTCGGCAACCCAGGGACCGCACTGCCGGATGGGGGGGTAGGTACCTGGATGTCTGCACTAAAAAATCGCGCGCCGCTTACGGCGCGATGACGCGCGACCCGCGCCTCGACGACCTGCAGGCCATCGGGCTCAACGATATGTGGCTGGAGATTGCCGACACCTTTGGCGTCGACCAGTTCCTCGGCATGTGGGAGGTGATGACACGTTACATGGAGTCATCAGATCCCAGGGTTCGGGTGCCCAATCTATATCGATTTTTCAAGCTGCAAAGGGATCGCTTTATCGTCACATTGCGAGAGGAGAAAAAGCTCTCGGGCCCCGAGATTAGGCAAAAATTAAAAGAGGTTCTATGTGAGGATATCAGCGTGCGCCACATCGACCGCGTATTGAAAAAACATAATATTGAACTATGAAAACCGCTGTTATTTACGCCCGGGTCAGCGATAAAAAGCAGGCCGAGAAGGATCTATCAATTCCGGCCCAGCTGGAGGCCTCCCGCGAAAAGGCGGCGCAGCTCGAGGCCAAAGTGGTGAGGGAATTTGTCGAGCCTGGCCGCTCCGCGTGGTATGGCAACAGGCCGGAGTTCGAGGAGGCCATCACCTATTGCGAAGTAAACGAGATCGATTATTTCATAACGTGGGATACAGCTAGATTTAGCCGCGACCATATCAATGGGCCACTTAACAGGTTCCGGCTGCGCAATGCCGGCACCAGGATCGAATATCTCACGGTGGACATCGACCCGGAGACCGACAGCGGTTTTATTCTCGAGACGGTTTACCAGCTCACCGATGAACTCAAGAGCCGAAAGACCTCAGCGGACACCAAGCGCAGCATGATCAAAAATGCAAAGGCGGGATATTTCAACGGAGGGCGCGCGCCGTTTGGTTATAAAGCCGTGCCGGCGGCGGATGACAATAAGCGCAAACGACTGCAGATAGAGCCTTCGGAGGCGGTGGTGGTGGAGCGCATCTTCGCCCTGCGGCTGCAAGGCCACGGCGCCAAAACAATCGCGACCATCATCAACCGCGAGGGCGTAACGAACCGCGGCAAGAAATGGAACAAGTCGACCATCACCTACCTGTTACGCAATAGGGCGGTGATAGGGCAAACCGTATTTAACAAAAAAGATCGCAAGCTATCCCGCCGGCGCAGCTTTGAGGACTGGATCATCGTCGATAGCCACGAGCCGATCATCGCCACCGAAAAATGGGACGCGATTCAGCGCCTGATGGATACCGACGCCGACGCGGCCGCTCATGGAGCACATAACAGCGAGCACCTGTTCACCGGCATGCTGAAATGCGGACGATGTGGCGCGAGCCTGCAGATCGAAACCGCCAAAGGGCGCAACAAACGATACAGCTATTACAACTGCAGGGCGGCACAAAAGCATGGCGAGTGCAGCAACCGCCGGGTCCCTGCCGATGCGCTCGACGAGTGGCTGCTCGGGGAGATTGCATCGCGAATATTTACCCCGGATCTGCTGCAATCGATTGTTGCAGAGATGCGAGCCATCGCTGGCGACTGGCAGCAACAGCAACGGCGAAAGATCCAGGATACCGAGCAGGCCCTCGAGGTCGCCCGGCGGAAACGCGCTCGACTTTATGACCTGCTGGAAAGCTCAACCCCGGACGAGCTAAACCTGGCCGACATCAAGCCGCGACTGCAGGAACATAACGGCCGTATTCGCGAACTCGAGGCCTCCCTGGCCCAGCTCGAGCAGGAGACCCCGCCGCAGATCCCTGTATCAGACGAGGATGTGGAGCTGATGCAGTCAATTTGCCAGCAGATGCTGCAGGACACCTCGCGCCCGCGGGAAGTGAGGACATTCTTGTCGTCGTTTATTGAAAAAATCGAAGTCGGGGATCATGCCGTGGATATCTTCTACCAACCCGACCAGGTGCTGCGGGCTGTCGGGGGCGGGGCGGTTCATAGCAGGGCAGAATGGCTCCCCGGGCGCGTCCTGCTGGGAACCGCTCGGCTCGAGGTGGTGATGCCTGAGCGGTTTCACCGGGCGGCATGATTCGCGTTTCCATGTATATTTTTGTATATTCAAACCTGACCAGGCAGTGATGTAGACGTACCGACCTCCCCCTTATTCAAGCCGGCCTTGTGCCGGCTTTTTTGTGTCTGGTGGTTGAGGATGACGGCCCCGGCCCTGTTTATGTCGCGGCTCATTGGCCATTATCTGGACGATGGCACAGGAGCGCCCGGACAATACTCAGCCGAGGGCTGAGATTTCTTTCGCCTGCAGGTCCTGCGGGCACAAGTTCAAATCGCCTCCGGGGCGGACGGAGGAGGCGCAGGAGCAGGACTGGCATCCGTGGAATTACTACGCCGAGTGCCCGGAATGTGGCGCTGAGGCGCCACAGGCGGCGTGGGAGAGGGGTTTATTCAAGGCCTGGACCCAGGCGACAGGGCCGAAAACGCCGGAGGGGAAGGCTGCGAGCGCGGCAAACCTGGAGGGCCACCCCACCCCGGAGGAGGCGCTGATCACGCGGATGAACGCGGTCAAGCACATGGGGGCCGCCAAAACCCTGAAATACTTCCCTGCCCGGCCGGGCCACTACCCTCAATGTGACAGCTGCGAGCACCTGGCAGACAAGGATTGCCTGGAATACAAGGCCTGCATCAAACGGGCGGAGGTGATGCTGCGCCATCAAGCGGCTTTTGAGCGCAAGGATCCGAACCTGCTGATGGACCTATTTGCCGAGAAGCACGCGGCGCTGGCCTCGCTGATCGACTGGATGATTATGGAGGTGGCCAAGCTCGGGGTCACGCTTAAATCGCCGGAGTGGTACTACGATAAGGAGGGCACGTTCCACCTGGCTCAATGGTGCGACGAACATACCGGCGAATTGCAGCAGATATACAAATATGAAGCTAATCCGCTGCTCAAGACCCTGATCGATTACGTGCAAAAGCTGGCGATGAACCTCAGCGACCTGGAGATGACGCCCAAGGTGCAGAACGAGCAGGAGATCATGCAGGGCTATATCGATCAAAAGAACCAGGAGGCGGAGGAGGAGCAGGCCTACCGGCAGAAGCTGGAGCAAGGCCAGCGCCAGCTGCTGGAGCTGATCAACGACAGCCACGAGAGCCACCCGAGCCCGGCGCGGCCATCCCGAACCATCGACGGCGAGGGGAATTATATCGATGGCTGAGAATCGCACCAGCTTCGACGGCAAGCGGGTGCTCAATATGGATGAGGCGCACCAAGTCGGGCTCGGCGCGTTTTGTTTTGACTCGCGGGAGTGGCACCTGCTGGCAATGATGCCGGATAAAAACGGCACCCCCACCCTATGCAGTTTTAACATCGGCGACGCCAAGGCAGATCCGTACTGGTATTGGAACGGCGATCGGGACAAGCCCACCCTCAGCCCTTCGCTTCACTGGCCGGGCCACTGGCATGGTTGGCTGCGCAACGGGCGCTTCGAGTCGGTATGAGCGAGCGCCTTTCAGCCGCCAAGCGTGTCGAGCTGCAGAACGTGGCCGAGCGCGAGGTGATGAAGTATGCCGACGATCATGCAATGTGGCATAAGCATGTCCACAATGTGGAGCTTGACTCGGTGCAAATACTGAAGATGCAACAGATGGACCAGCAGAAAAACACCATCGACTTCAGCTCGCGCCGCACCGGTAAGACGGTCGGCAAAGAACTCTATAATTTGAAGTTTCTCGCCACACACGCCGACCAGGAGCTGGGTATCGTTGCACCACGACAAAAGCAAAGCACCGCCAACCTGAGTTATATGCTCGAGGCGATCCGCCGCTCGCCCATCCTGGAGCGATATCTCGCCTACAAGTCCGGACGCCGGCAAATGTCCGACACCAAGTTCGAGCTGGCCAACCGGTCAAAGGCCTGGGCCGAGGGCATCATGGCCGACGTGGACGGCGGCGACCTGACCATCGCCTCGCTGGAGGAGGTGGACGACATGCCCAAGGATCGGCTGTATAGCCGGTTCCTGTTAATGCTGGGCGCCACCCGTCGGCTGGGCGCGAGCAAGAAAAGCGTCAACGATCCGCAGATCCGCATTACCGGCGTATACAAAGGCGCCGACACGCTCTCGGACCTCCTCGAGGAGGGGCATTATTATGTGCCCGGCGCGTTTTATGGCGACCGGGCCCTGGCCGAGATCCGCCGGCTGATCGACCAGGGTTGGCTCGAGCCCGAGGAGGTGGAGCTCGAGTCCTATGCCCACCCGGTGCCGATCATGCACGCGGTCAACGGCATGGAGCTGGGCCTGCTCAATCGCGAGTTCATCATGATGATGAAGGACGAGCTCAGCCGCGACGAGTTCGTGCGTCAGTTGTTGTGCATCAACACCGCCAGCCGCAACCTGGTGTGGGAGAAATACCTGCGCCAGGCGATGATGGTCGGGCTCAAGGCCAACCTGCAGCCGGCGGAGCCGCTCCCGGGCGAGGTGTACAAAAAGCGCGGGCTGATCTCGTTCGGCTATGACCACAGCGGCCACGGCGAGACACCACAAAGCTCTAAATATGCGCTGGTGGTATGGGAGCAGGTCGGCAGCTTTTTGGTGCCGATCTTTTGCCGCACCTGGGGGCCCGGTACCGACGAGAAGATCGTGCGCCTGGATCTGCTGAGCTACTGGCGTTACTTCCGCCCCGATGCGGCTATCGGCGACGCCTACGGCATCGGTCTGCTGACCGAGCTCAACGACAATTTATTCGCCGAGGGCCTGACGACCATCGATCGGCGTACCATCAGCGACGGCGAGAGCACGGCGACCTCCTGGAAAGAGTGGGCCTTTTGTCCACTGCGCTTCGAGGGGATGACCAAGCATTCCATGGCCCAGGCGACCCGCAGTGTGTTCCATGACGGCCATGCCGCCTGCCCCTATATCGACGATCGCGATCGCGACGATCCGGACACCCGCGATCTGCGCCTGTTTTACAGCCAACTGATCAACATCGTGCCGGTGGAGGGCAAGGCGAGTTATTCCACTTACAAGATGGCCAATCCCAAGATCGGCGACGATTTATTTGATGCCGGCATGGCGGGCGTGTGGGCGCTGGTCACGCGCGGCGCGATGGCAATGGATACGGTGATCACCACCCGCACGCATACGCGCGAGCAGCTGCTGGGCGACGCGCCGGCGCGTTTGCCGAGTGATCCGGTGGCGATGTAGTCGCATGAGGAGACCGGCAAAACATAACCAGACTTGAAGGCAGACTAATGGCAAAATCACTCGCAGAGATTCAGCAAAAATTCAACACCATGGGCGTGGGACAGCTGCCGGCGGATGCGCTGGCGGCGGCGCTTTATCGCGATGGGACATTGGACCGGATGACGACCGAGCGCGGCTCTCGCAGCACGCCGGAGGCCTCGGCCCGATATCTGCAGAGCATGTTCCAGGTCGACTTTAGCCTGCGGGCGCGGATCCTCGATATTCGCCACATGCACGGCGCCGATGGCCGGGTGAAGCGGATCCATAACAAGATAAAACGCGACGCGGTGAAGGGCGGTATCTTTCTTAAAAATGAAATGTCCACTCGCCTGCAGCGGCGATTTAACGACTTTGTGCGGCGCATGAATTTCGAGAAGCGCGGCAAGCTCGAGTCCGACGCGCTGGGCATGGTGATGGAGGGTAACGTGCCGATGCAGTGGGTGCTCGGCGAGGACCGCCGGCTGCATGCCGGGATCCGCATGCCCACCGAGACGCTGAGCCCCCAGGTCACGCCGACCGGCACCTTCAAGGATCCGCGCCAGGCCTTTGTGCAGCGGGATCTGCTCACCGGCCAGATGGTGGCCTCTTTTGCACTTTGGCAAATGAGCTGGGTGCGCCTGGATCCGCTCAACTGGGACGACGCCGGCAGCCTGGGCATGCCGCTGCTCGATGCGGCGCGCGGGGCGTGGAAAAAGCTCACCACGACCGAGGAGGACATGGTGATCCGGCGCAAGACCCGCGCGCAGCAGCGCAAGGTGCACTTACTCAAAAACGCAACACCGGAGTTTGCCGATGCCTACGAGGCGAAGATCAATGCCGATATGTACGACCAGAACTCGGACTACATAGTCCGCGGGGACGGGGATGTAAAGGCGATCTCGGGCGACGAGAACCTCGGCCAGATCGAGGACGTGGTGCACCTGATGGATACCTTTTTCAGCACCATGGGCAACAAGGCGATCTTCGGTTACACCAAGGGCCTCAGCCGCGACATCCTCGAGGACCTGACCCGGATTTATTATGAAGATCTCGACAGCATCCAGGACGAGATCGCCGGGCTGTATAACCTGGCGTGGCGGCTCGACCAGCTGCTCGCCGGCATCAACCCCGACAACTCCGACGGCGTGGTGGCCTTCCGCGAACGGCGCACCGAGACCGCCAACCAGGCCGCCGACCGCGCGCTGAAATACCAGGCCATGGGCATGAGCACCGAGACCGTGTTCGAGACCGCCGGCATTGATGCCGCCAAGGAGCGCGAGCGCCTCGATGGGCAGATGAATGATCCCTATCCCGACCCCAACGCCATCGGCCTGCCCGAGAGCAGCGCCAACAACCCGAGCGTGAGCATCACGCCAAGCAATGCGCCGAAAGGGGACAGCGCGACGACGATCAGCACCCGCAACTAGATGGCCGTCCCAGCCGAAAACCTGCGCACCGCGATCAAGGCCCGCATCAAGCGCGCCTCGGCGGCGGCGCGCACGGCGGGCAATCGGCTGGACCGGCGCCAGCTGGATGCGCTGAGCGGCATTTACAATCAGGCCATCGACGACATCCAGGCGCAGATCCGCCACTACGCGGGCAGCGACGGCAGCGTGCGCCTGGAGGTGATGCAGCAACTGCTGGGGCAGGTGCAGAACCGGCTCGATCAGCTCAGCCAGTCGCGGGACGACCTGCTGCAAAGCGGCCTCCAGGAGTCGGCGCAGATCGGGGCGCAGCCGTTCAGTGATGCGCCCGGCTTCGTCACTCGCGCGGCGGAGGATGCGGTGCGGTTCGTGAATAACTTTGTCGCCGCCGACGGCCTGCAGCTCTCCGATCGGGTCTGGAACATCGACAACCACACCAAGCGGCTGGTCAGCGAAACGATTCAACGCTCGGTCATCCAGGGCCACGGCGCCAGCCAGGCCGCCAGCGATCTGATGGCCCGCGGCGAGACGGTGGGCCGGGATCTGCAATCGAAGATGAACGCCGCCAATGCCGACGCCATCGCCAGCCAGGTGGGCGGGCTGTTTCGCGGCGATCGCAACCCGCGCGACAACGCCCTGCGGCTGATGCGCACCGAGCTCAACCGCGCCCACGGCGAGGCCTACATGATGGCCGGCCAGGCGATCGACGACTTCGGCGGCTGGAAATTCCTGCTCAGCCCGCGCCATCCGGAGCCGGATATCTGCGACATGCACGCCCATGTGAACCGCTACGGCCTGGGCCCGGGCGTGTACCCCGACCGCAACCGCACCCCCTGGCCGGCGCACCCCAACACGCTGAGCTATATCGAGATCGTGTTCAAAGACGAGATCACCCAGGCGGACAAGGACGGCAAGGAGGACCGCATCGGCTGGCTGAACAAGCAACCGCCCGGGGTGCAGGAGCAGGTGCTCGGCTCGCGTAAAAAACGCTTCGCGCTCGAGCAGGGGATCCTCAAGGAAAACGAGATCGCCACCCCCTGGAAGGTGCTGCGACAGAAGTATGAAAAACGCGGCCTCGATCCCGCCAGCTGGGGCAGTAACGAGGGCACCGACCAGGTGACGCCTATCACCAAGCACCGCACCCGGCTGCCTTCCTCGGCGGGGTTCAAGCCCGCAAAGACCACCAGCGAGGCCTCCAAGTGGGCAACCGACAACGACCTGGCCGACGTGGCGGATTATTCCGGCATCGAGGTCGAGGCAGCCAACCAATGGAATCAGGCTATATTTGAACACCTGAACGAGTTCCCGGAGCTGCGCCGCGGCCTGCAGTTTATTGGCACCAGCCAGAACGCCTTCCGGCACTGGTATGATGTAAAGGTCGGCGAATACCTCTCCGCATTGAGCGCGCGCTACCCCGATCGCCCCCTCGATGAGCTGCGCAAATGGGCGCGGCGTTTCGTCAGCAAGCCGCGGGTGCCCGGTAATGTCTGGGCCTATTCGATGTCGGAGGCACCGATCGCCGGGGTGACCATCAACAAAAAATGGGGCAGCGACCTGGCGAAACTGAAAAAATCCCTCAGCCGGGCCACGGAGACGCGCTTCCACCCGGTGGGCGCGGACTCCGTGAAGTCTATAATTGATCATGAGCTCGGCCACGAGCTCGACAAGCTGGTCGGGGCGCGCGGCGATCCGGAGATCACGCGATTATTCCGGGACTGGCTGCGGCGGGATCCGGATGGCCTCGAGCTTAGCCGTTACGCACGCACCAATGCCGCCGAGTTTATCGCCGAGGCCTGGAGCGAATACCGCAACAACCCGACGCCGCGGCCGCTGGCCAAAAAGGTCGGCGATTACATTCAACAGCAATACGAGGCGAAGTTCGTCAAATGACCGACAAACACAAACAGCTGGACAAGCCGCCGAAAGACCTGCCGCCGCCGCCCAAGCCGCCGGCGATCGAATCTTTTTATGGTCCGGAGAAAGAGACCGAGGATCTGCGAAAGGAAATGGATGATAAGCAGAAGCAATAACGCCACCCCCATCAACGCCTCGGTGCACCTGCCGGTCTATTGCCCGCACTGCACCCGGCAGGTGTTCAACGGCTCGGTGATCACGGCGCGCTGCGTGAACGTGGCCACCGGGCTGGCCAAGTGTAAATGCAAGGCATGGGTCAGGGTGCCGATCAGCTACGCCACCTGACAGCCCCGGCCCTGTTTATGTCTCTACCAGGGGGCTAGAGTTCATACTGCGAGCAAATGGCGACCAAGCCGGCCGCGCGAAAGCGCCGCCGGCTTTTTTTTACGAGGATAAAAATGGCACAGCATATATATCTATCCGTCGGCCAGCGCGGTCGCGATAAAAACAACCCCAACGCCTTGATCAACCCAAAAACAGGGGCGGCGACTCTCACCATGCGCTATCGCGGCGAGGCAAAGGCCGGCGACAACCCCGAAGGGTATAAACGCATGATGACGCAGCGCGGCCACGCGGTTGAAATACTCGACGAGATCGTCGGAAAGAAAAACCCAGCGACCGGACATATCGAGTACACCCTGCAGTGATCCGCGGGGATTCCTGGATCGCTACAAAAACGGAGCAGCCCATGAACACCATCGCCATGAATTTTACAACCCGGAAAGCATCCCCCGTCGCCTTGTTCAATGCCTTGCGGATGTTCGCGATCTTCTCGTTTTACTGGACGTTGCGCCTGGCCGGTCTCGATGCGGGGGCGGCCTTGTCCATCGCGATGCGCGGGATGCTGCGCATGGCATTGCAGCGCGCCATCGAGGAACCAACCCCGGATCGCGTGCTGGAGCGGTTGAGGCTGGAGATCTATGCGATGGCCGGCTTTGTGCCTGACGAGGGCGAGACCCTTGTCGGGCAATGGTTGTTTAACAATGTCACCACCGACCGCGGCACAGATCTGCAGCTGGGCCTTTTCACAAATGTGGCCCCGGACGAGACGATCACCGAGGCGGCCATCACCGAGCCGAGCGGCACCGGGTATGCACGAAAAACACTGACCGACGGCAGCTGGACAAACAGCCCCTCGGACACCTGGACCTATGCCCAGCAGACCTTTACCGGCGGTGTCGGCGGCTGGACCGGGTCGGTGCAGGGGTACTTCGTGAACACGACCGGCACCACGGCGCGCATTGCGGTCATCGAGGTGGACAGCAACGGCCCTTATACCATTGCCGAGAACGACACCTACGATATTGACCTATCGAACACCGTCGCCTAATGGCGGGCAATGGGAGTCAAGGTCCAGGGTAGCCAAGCGATCGCGCCGGCATCTTACGCTATTGCCGGCGCGGCCTCCCTTTCCTTTACTGTCAGCGCATCAAACCTCGCCTTCGCTGAGACTTACTCGCCAATAGGGACCGAGGCGGCCTTTCCCTCGCTTCAAGATGAATTGGACTTCTACGTCGCGCAGGGGTGGGTCAACTGGTCCGCCAATTCGGCGCAATTTGGCGTGACCCCCGGCGACCCCATCGATCTGAATTTTACGCCCTATTATCAAAAGACCTGCCCGGGTGGCGGTAATCCGTTTACCATCGGCGACCCCGATGTGCATTACGATTCAGAGGGGCCGGACCTGTGGACGTATCTGCACCAGTATGACCGCTATGGCGACGCTGAATATCAGTGCTTCGCGGACGCATGGGCCGATTACTGGATCAATCAGCGCCAGACCAGCACCGGGTATCAGGCCGAGTCGGATATCAACGGATCCTGGGGGCTCGATCACATGTGGGCGTGGGATCTGGTCACGCTCCACGAGCAAACCCCGGGCGGCAATTCCGCGGCGATCACAGCCGCGCGGGCTATCGTCGCAGACGCCAAGGCCTGGTGGGTTTACAACAAGGGCGACGGCACAAACATGCCTGTTGCCGGCAGTTATTCGATGTCGGGGATACAGCCGAGGCGCGCGGTGCGATTGTTGTACGCGGCGACCCGACTGGCCCAGGCAACCGGCGACGTTAACGATATCGCGTTTCGTGACACCGTATTAGATTTGTGGCTGCAGTCGCCCGGCTGGGAGGAGATGACCGTCACGGCCGGCGCCGCGGGGATGCACTTCCTGAACGCCTCGGAGACGGACAGCCGGGCAGGCGCCAATGCGTATGCCTCAGGTTCCCGCGTGATCATTCCGCTGCACATCGGCCTGCTGGGGGATGCCTACTATTACGCGCACCATACGATTACGGATACCGCGAAGCGGGCGACCATCCGAGATCAAGCGGTAAAAATGGGCCGCTATATACAGGAATTTGGTCTGCTATCGCCATGTAATTTCACCGGGATATGGTTCGGCCATGACGTTAACCTGAACCCTATTCATGGATTTAGCTGCAACGACGCCAGCATCGATCCCGTATACACCCTCGATTTGATCGGCATTTTGATGGTGGCGTTTAAGTGGACAGGCGATACATCGTTCATTACTTCCGCCATTGAGCATTTTAAGGCGGTCAAGTTTGACTATGACGGATCGACCCTTGCGCAGAGTAACGAAATTCACCACTTTATGGATACCGAGTGGCTGAGCAATCAGATATGGCTAAAGCGTAATCGGGGAGAGTTGCAGTACGTGTGGCGGCTGTTCGAGAACGGTGCCAACGACCCGGCCATTGAATACAATGCGAACGACCCCTCCTGGCTGACCAGCGCCAACGAAGGCACCTGGGTTGCCGTAGGCAACCCGTGGAGCGATGTCGACCCTGAATCCAACACGGCTTGGACGGCCTTCGCCAATCCCGGCGATTGGGACTTCTCGACAGAGACGGCGACCTATCACGACGGGGTGATAGAAAATTGGAATGGCGCGGTTGCGCGCGATAATTATTTGGTGATTGGTTTTTGCGGCGGCCACCATGGTAGCCAACAGAATACGATATTCGAGTTTGGCCCCTTCACGTCTGAGAATCCTAAGTGGAACTGGTTCGGTAATGCTAGCGACGGTCAGGGAGGTAGTAAATACGATCCGCCATCACATAAAGGTACGGCGTTGGCCGGAGAGACCGTCATCACCAACTGGCAGAACGAGTTCAACAAGCATTACTACTCGGACGGCAAGCCTTCATCGGCGCACATGTATGACAACATGTGTTACATCCCTGACCTGGGCGGCGGTGTGGGTAGGGAGCTATTTGCCCCGAGACGCGCCTACGTGTGGAGGGTCACCGATAGCGGCGTGGTCAGCTCCAGCGAAGTCGCGGCGTTTAAGTTCAACTCTGAGGCCGATGTCGGCGGCAGCTATCTCGCCGAAGGGACGCACCCGAATTTTCCGGATATCGCCGCGCCGGCAGGTGGCTGTGAATATGACCCGTATACCGGACTGGTTTGGTGTGTGAAGCTGCGCCAGGCGGACACGCTCTGGAGCTTCAATCCGCAGACAAATACATGGTCCGGGCCATACAACACATCAAGCTCCGGAACCGATTACAACACGGACGGGATAACGCTCGACCCTGGGCGCCGTATCATGCTGGTGCATGATGTTGGGTCTGATCGCCTCGTGGTATGGGACATCGATACCGACAACGGCCGCGCCGGGGATCTGGTGGAGATCACGACGAACTATACCGGGCCGCTAAAGACAGCGACAAATATCGGATTTGAATACGAGCCGGTTGGCAAGACCCTGGTGGGCTATAACGGTGGGTCTGCGATTTACAAACTGGACCCGCCAGCCGACTACCGCAATCCGGATGGATCGCTGAACGCCAATGCGTCATGGACGTGGGTCGAGGTCACGAACGGCGCCGGCGGGGCAACGCCGAGCGCCGTGGGCGCGCGAGGGACCTATGGCCGCTTCCGTTATATCAGCAGCATCAAGGCCTTTGCCGTTATTAATAACCCAACCGATCAAAATGTTTGGGTCTACAGGGTGCCGGCCGGAGGTCTTTAAAAAATGGGTTATACGTTAAAAAGCACCGGGCTGGCCGCCGATCTGATCGCCTGTTACATGGTCGACGATGATGGCGTGACGCTGCGCGAGTGGGTGTCTGGTCAATTTTCAACGTGGAACGGTGTTGATACCTGGGCTGACGACGCCGGCAATGCCGACATGAGCGTTGATAATCCTGTCGTGGTGGGGCAGGCAACCTGGAAAGGAACCAGTTTTAATTACTTTCAAACATTAGCCAACGGCACTTACAATTTTTACGGCATCCGACATTCAGCCGCGCAAACGGTGCCCGGCGGCACAAGCCAAGGTGGTTTCGGTGTGTTCGCGGCCTGCGCCGGCATGGATGCGGGTGGGGCGTACAACGGCCTGATCGCCAACGGGGGGTCTAACGCGTTCTTCGGCAAGAATGACACCGACTATATTACGTGGTACGTCGGGTCGGGCTACCGGATGTCGAGCTCGACGCAGACGCTGCCTTCTGATCTGTCGACCAAGTTCTCGTTCGCCGGCAACTGGATAAATGGCGGCACTTCGGACGTGCTGTTCGGTTTGGAGTCCGGCTCATTGGCGAACGTGGGATCGGCGGCGGGCGGGTCCTTCAGCTTCAGCGATTATCAATATATCGGCGGGTTGAGCGGCAGCGGCAACCTCCCCGGCAAGCATCATCTTATTGCGATCTTCAACCGCCCGCTGTCCGATACTGAGTATCAATCCCTGCACAATGACTGGTTTGGTGCGCTATTCCAAACCCCCGGGGCGCATAGTATCGCGGGCAATGTAAATTTATCTGTCACCCCTTCCGGGACGTTATCAAAATCATCGCACCATAGTATATCCGCCGCTGTTTCGGCGACAATCAATGTGTCGGCGACGCTGCAATATAATGTGATTAACACCTTTTCCGGGGCCGTATCCCTGACGCTGGGCGCCGGGGCGACGATGGTCAAGGCATCCCATTATTACATGCAGACCGACGTCATCATGCAGATGTCGGTCAACGCGACAATGCAGGCGAGCCAGGCCGGGCAGCACTCGATTAGCGGCGGCTCTCTTATCTCGCTGGGCGTGAACGGCTCGGTGAATTATGCGACGCATCAGAGCCTCCTAGGCAGCGCGCTCATGTCGTTGACGCCAGCCGCCTCGATGCAATACGGCGTGGCCGGTCAATACAGCATCGCGGGGGATGTCGGAATAAATCTTACGGTCTCGGCCGTCACCGCCTCCAGCGTGCAAACGGTGGTTGCCTACGAGATCCTAACCGCGCCGATGACCAACATTACGGGAGTCTGAGATGGCCTATCAGAAAGGCGAATACGGCAAGATCGTGGTGATTGATCTGGCATACGACCTGTCGTTAGCTACCGCCCTGACCCTGACCATTAGCCGGCCGGATGGGTCGAGCATACAAAAAACAACCAGCGACGGCCTGCAGGTCGGCGGCCAGGACCTGGTGGTCGATGGGGTGACCTATAACGCGAATCAATATGCCACATACACCACCGCCGCCGGTGATATCGATCAGGCCGGGGACTATTCGCTGCAGCTGTCCGCCCAGTTTGGCGCGAATCAGTTACTCAAGAGCCCGATCCAGCTGATGGTGGTCGGAGAGTGACAGCCCCGGCCCTGTTTATGTCTCTAGTGGGGGGCTAGAGTTCAGACTGAGCGAGCAAATGGTGACCAAGCCGGCCGCGCGAAAGCGCCGCCGGCTTTTTTGTTGGGAGCGATACATGCAAGCAGCGCGACATTTTAAACTCGACAGCAACACCCTGGATGGGGTGAGGCGCTTTTACAGCGACCACGTGGACGCGCGGACGCTGGCGCAAGGCAAACGCACCGCGGTGGTGACGGTGACCCGGACGGGGACTTTCTACGATCCGCGGTATGGCGAGTTCGACATCACGCGCCCGATGCTGCTGTCGATGGTGCGCAACTTTGAGGCCGGCGTGTTCGGCCAACGGGTCGCGCTGGATGTCGCGCACAATCCTGGCAATGGCGCCGCCGGTTACTTTACCCGGCTTTTCCTGGATGGGAACAAGTTACGGGGGGAGGTGGAGCTCACGGACTATGGGATCGAATCCATCACACAAAAGGGATTTATTTACCTGTCCGCAGAGTTTCACGAGAACTGGCAGGACAATGAGGATCGCAAAATTCACGGCCCCACCCTGCTGGGGGCGGCCCTGACGACGCGCCCCGTTATCAAGCGCCTGGACCCGGTGCAACTGTCCGAGGATGGCCTCGGCGATGCCCCCACCTATCTGAGCGACCGCGTCACGAACCAGATCAAAAACGAATTGGAGAAAACGATGGAAAAGTTTATTACCACGTTGCGCAAGCGCCTGGCAGAGAAAAAGCTCAGCCAGGGCATCATCGATCAGCTGGTGGCCGGCTTTGAAAAGACCGGCAAGACCCTGGCGGATGAGGATCAACAGAAAGCCCTGATGGAGAGTTTTATCGAGTCGGGCGAGAACCTGGCCAAACAACTCGCCGAGGACGGCAACGAAGGCAAGGATCCCGTGATTAACCTTTCGGTTAACCCCGCCCAGGGCGGCATGAGCGAGGAGCAGGTCAAGAAACTGATGGCCGACATGCGCACCCAGGAGGCCGAGGAGCGCAAGAAGCTCGAGGAGAATCGCCAGGCCAATGTCGATAAGTTCAAGAAACTGCTCGACGAGGCCGAGGGCCTCGGTGATCTGAGCGAGGATCAACGCAAGAAGCTCGACTCCTCCGATCTCATTACCGCCGAGATGACCGAGGAGCAGGTCACCAAGCTGGCCCAGCATCAGATCGATATCGGCAACGCCATGGTGGCGCAGAAGAAACTCGCCGACATGGCCTTCGAGGGCCAGGGCCCGGGCGGTCATGTTCATATCGAGGTCAGCCATCAAAACGAGATCAAGTCGCTGGCGGAGACCTACCAGAAGCACCTGCGCGAGACCTCCGCTTTTCATTCCGGCGAGATCGCGGTGCCCGAGAAGGACTCCCCCTTCATCACCAAGGTGCTGGCCGAGTTCGACAAGCTCAACGCCCCGCGCCTGGTCAACGAGCACAAGATGCTGGCGGGCGGCACCACCGGCGTGGGCGACACCAACCTGCCGGTGGGCGTGCAACGTGCGGTGATTCGCGAGGTGCTGGCCAATCTCGACGTGTTGCAGCTGGTCAATACCATGACCGACCCGCAGGCGCAGGCGACCACACAGATCCCCTATGAGCTGCGCGACGTATCGGCCGTGTATAACCAGGGCGTCGTGTATGAAGGCCAACCCATCCACCGCGCCAGCGTGCAGCAGAAGATGGACACCGCCTACATCGTGGCCCGCAAGCTGGCCTATCTGTTGAGCAACGAGGTGATCCACTTCTCGCGCGCCAGCCGCATCGACTGGGATGCCCTGGCCCGCAACGTGGCCACCAACTCCCGCTATATGCGCGAGCTGCTGACCATCGCCATCCTCAACACGATGCAGCGGGCCGCGGACTCCTACCTGGCGGCCTCCATTACCGACGAGGACCTGGACGCGCAGCTGGATGGCGCCACCAGCACCATCAAGACCGCCCAGTTCCCCATCGTGCGGCCGCATCAGAATCGCGACCTGGAGGGCAACGCCATCGGTTCGGAGTCGAACCCGATCACGGTCAAGCTCAACGGTTCGGCGATCAGCGAGTACGACGGCACCGGCACCCAGTCAGCGGGCACCTATTACCGGGTGACCAGTTACAACCTGGGTTATGTGCAGTTCGTGGATCAAACCGGCTCTCCGGTGACCCCGAGCTCCACCGCCAGCGCCGATACCATCAGCTATGACTATGCGACCAACATCGTCAAATTCGACACCGACAACGGCAGCACCGATCTGGATCTGCACCTCAATGGCCTGCTACGCGCCATCGGTGGCCGCAAGGCGACGATGATGTCGGATCGTTTCGTTGAGCCGGATTTCCAGTTGATGAGCGCCACACTCAACGACACCTGCACCAATGCCCGGCAGTTCGAGGCGCAGAGCAAGAAGAACGGCACCGACACCACGAGCATGGGGAACCTGCAGATGGTGAAGGGCATCCCGGCGTTTAGCTCGGATGTCCCGGGATCCGACCTGGGCGACGAGCGGATCCTCCTGGGTCAGCGCGGGACCTGCGCCTACACCATCGCCAAGCCCTTTATGACGGGGCAGCCGTTTGAGGCGGTGGACTCAAGCACCGGCAAGCCCACGGGGCAAAAGCAGGCCTATGGTGAGGAATACAGCGCCATCAAGGTGCCCGATCCGATCCGCAATCGCTTCACCTCCGTCATTGCCTACAGCGCGAGCAATCGCTAAAGGCTGTAATCCCGCCGGCCGCGTCATCGATGGCCGGCGGGTTTTATTCATTCAAATATTGGAGGTTATCTCATGGGCAAGATTGTCGCGCTTTATAACGACACCGCGAAGGCGATCCATATCGGCAACAAGATGATCCGCCCCGGTGATACCCGGGAGGTCGACTCCGACCTGGTGCCCTTCAAGCACTATGATAAGTGTTCCCCTCGACCGGATGGCAAACCCAAGGCCCCGACCTTGGTGGCGCCACCACAACAGGACGACGACACCCAGCTGTTGAGCCTGCTGGACAACAGCATTAACGACATCAAGGGCAAGCTGCCAGGCCTTACCGTGGCGCAGCTGGAGAAGCTCGAGGCGGCCGAGGGCGCCAAGGCTAAACCGCGCAAGAACCTGATGGAGGCCTTCGCCGAGGATCGTTTGAACCGCGCCCAGGAGGCCACCGAGACCGACGAGCTGGTGGCGCTGTTGCAGACGATGGGCGACGAGGAGCTCATCGCGCAGCTCGATGTGTTCCAGGGCGACGAGGGCAAGATCGCGCTGGTCAACGCGGAGATCGAGCGCCGCCACGAGCAGGCCGTCAACGCCGCGGAGTAGCGCATGCCAAGCCGCGATCCCAACTCCCTGAAGGAACGCACCCGCGAGCGGTTGCAGCACCTGCAGCACCTGCTCACTCAGCGGGGGCTCGATGTGCTGTTCTATTGCATGCACCGCTCGGAGGAGGAGCAGGCGCGGCTGTTTCGCAATGGGCGCAGCCTGCAGGAGATCGAGCACAAGGCCCTGGAGCTGCGCAAGGTTTACCACCGGCCGGACCTGGCGGAGCTGTTGATGGATGTCGGCCCGCAGTATGGCCGGCATATCGTGACCTGGGCCGGGCCCGGGCAATCGATGCATAACTATGGCTATGCCATCGACGGCGTGCCGATGCGCGATGGCAAGCCGGTGTGGCGCACGCTGGACGACCCCGGCACCGAGGACGTGAACGAGGCCTCATTGTGGGTGGGTTATGGCGAGCTCGCGCAGCTGGCCGGCTTTGACTGGGCCGGTGAGTGGTCGCCGGCCAAGCGGGAATACCCGCACATCCAGGAGCCGGGCGTGCATTGGAAGGATTTGATCCATAACGGGTAACGCTATGGGACTTGTGACTGCATTAATGACTGCCGGCCCTTCGCTTTTGCGGATGGCCGGCTCCTGGTTCGGCGGCAACACCAAAGAGGTGGCCAACAAGACCGCGGACATCGTCGAGCAGGTCCGCAACCTGCCGGGCGACCAGGCGCAAAAACACGTCGACCAGATGGTCAAGGCTATGCCGGCGGAGCAGCAGGCCGAGCTGGAAAAGCTCGCCAACGAGGCCGCGCGCATTAAGTCCGAACAAAAGCAGGCCGAGCTGCAGGCCGGTGTGCAGATGCACGCCGACTCGATGGAGACGATCCGCTCGGAGTACGCGCATGGCGATGATTATGTGAAGCACACGCGCCCAATGCTGGCGCGGCGCAGCTTTTGGGCAGGCACGATCTACGTGTTCATTACCACCACGATCGCGATCGTGCACAGCTTTCTCGGCGCCTCGCCAGGCGAGCCCGCCGCCGTGTTCGCAGGGCCGGACATGGGCATCGCCGGGGCGCTCTATTCGCCTTGCGTGTGGTACTTCACAATGCGCACCACGGACAAGGTGTTCGGCAAAAAAGTCGGGATATGACAGGGCTGCCAGCAAGTGAGCGCAAGCAGTTATCGGTTGACAAAACAAAGGCCCAGTCGGTGATGGAAAGCGCGGAATTTAAGGCACTGGACACCAAGATAGGCGATCTGCGCGGCGATGTCGGTGACATTAAAAAGGATTTAAGGGGCTTGACCCAGGCGCTGCGGGACCTGATCCGCCTCGATGGCGATATCAAGTCGCTGCGCGAGACGGTCGCCCGGATTGGAAAGCAGATCGACGATAACGAGTTACGCATGCGAGCACTCGAGCAGACCTCTATCGAAAACGCCACCCGCCTGACCTCAAGCGCCAAGCGCGCGATCCTGATCTGGTCGATGGTGAGCGCGATCGCCTCCGGTATCGTCGTGGCGGCCTTCGCCTCGGGGATCGCTTGATGCCCGGCACCATGTCACAAGCCGACCTGGCGGCCGACCTCAAGGGTATGCTCAAGGACGCCGCGAACAAGTTCACCGGCAACGCCAACGAGGATTTTTATCGCCACCTCACCCTGGCGGCCCAGGACCTGGCGCGGATCCGCCCGCGGGTGGTGCAGGACTCGCTGACCCTGGTGGCCGATCAAACCAATTACCCGGCGCCGTCGGATCTGATCGCGCCGCTTAGCTCGCGCTGGGGCCACACCGAGCGCAGCCGGCGCAAGCCCTGGGATGCAAACTGGCCGGCCCCGCTGCCGCGCCTGGGCCTGGTGGAGGCCGGCGGGGCGCGGGAGTTGGTGCTGGACCCGCCGCCGACGCAGGCGCAGATCACTGACCTGGGGGCGACCTACTACTACACCTATCGGGGCACCTATACCGTGGCGCCCGAGGCGGCCAACACCACGGTGCCGGCGGGCGATCGCCACATCCTGCTGATGCGCGCGCTGGCGGCGGCATTGTTCGAGCTGGCGGCCAACGGCATTAGCAAACCGGTGCAGCTGGGTACCGGCGTCGGTTCCATGCCCAAGAACGGCAGCCCGGCGGCCCTGGCCGAGATGGCCATGCAGCAGGTGGAGGTGATGGCGGCATGAACGACTTGCAGATCATCATCGACGAGGACCAGCTGCTGCAGGCGATTCGCCAGCAGCCGGAGAAGCTCACCCGCGAGCTGGACCGCGCCCTGGATCGGGTGCTGTTCACTTTTTCGCGTGACGCCCGGGCCGAGGCCCCCAAGGCCTTCAGCATCCTGGCCAATTCCATCGGCGTGGACCGCCAGGGCCCGCTTGAGGGGACCGTGGGGCCGTCGGTGGTCTATGGGCGCGCGGTGGAGGAGGGCACCGACCCCGGCACACTGCCGCCGGTGGATGCCATCGAGGACTGGATCCGCGTGCGCCATATTCAACCCAACGACCCGAGCATGGACGAGCGCGATCTGGCCTGGGCTATCGCCAAGTCCATCGCCGAGGGCGGCACGCCGGCCCAGCCCTACATGCGCCCGGCGTTCGAGCACAACCGGGCCCGGGCCGAGTCGCTGATTAATGACGCCATCAACCGGAGCCTGCAGTGAAGATCGACAACATCGAGCAGCGCACCGACGCCATCATCGCCGCCGCCCAGGCGCACTTTACGAGCCGGGTGGTCAGCGAGGATCTGCTGCAGCATTACAGCGAGCACCCCGCCGCGGATCTGCAAAAGGGCGTCATTGCGGTGGTGAGCGATGCCGAGCAGGACTACAGCGACGACCTGGGCATGATTGCCACCGAGGGCACCCAGCAGCTCAAGCTGATCTGTCACCTGCAGGTGACCGAGAAAAACCCCAAGGCCCCGCGCGACGTGCAGCGCGCGGAGCAAAAGCTCATCGAGGAGATCAAGAGTTTTGTGCGCGCCGGCGTGGACGGCATGACGCTGGTGCTCCGGCGGGCGCAACAATCGCGGCAGCTTTCGTACCCTTACGGGTTCGTGGTTGCCGATATCGAAGCCAGGCCGCCAGGCCAGAATGACTTTTAATCAAAGGAGATAACGATGCCTGAACAATTCGATAGTCGATATTTCCGCGGCCAGGGCAAAGTGTTCATCGGCGGCCGCGATGCAACCACCGGTAAACCCGTGGGGCTGGAGTACCTGGGCGACATGACCAGCGTGCAGCTGCAGCCCAACGTGCAACGCGAGGATACCTTCGAGAACAGCTCCGGCGGCAATGCGCTGGCGGTGAGCCTGATCCAGAGCGTGGACTATTCGCTAAGCATTGCCATGCGCTCCATCAAACCCACCCACCTGGCCTATGCCCTGCAGGGGGCGAGCACCGCGCAGGCGGCGGCCAGCGTGACCACCGAGACCCACACCGCCAAGCTGGGCAAGTTCAGCGTGCTGCAATTCAACAAGGTCAGCAGCGTGGTGGTCACCGGTACCGGCGGCACGCCGACCTATGTGGCCGGCACCGATTACAAGGTGCACGCGGACATGGGCATGATCGAGTGGCTGAGCGGCGGCACCATTACCGAGGATACCGCCACCGAGATCGACTACGACTATGCCGATCAGCATCACATCACCACCAGCCCGGGCAATACGGACTATTACCTGGTGTTTGCCGGCATCAACAGCGCCGACAGCGACAAGCAGACCCGGTGCGAGATGTACAAGGTCCGGCTGGATCCCAGCTCCATCGACATGATCACCGAGGGCCGCAGCGACCTGCCGCTCAGCGGCAAGGTGCAGCAGGACACGCTGCGCGCTGCCGGCGATCAGCTGTTCCAGTGGAAAACCGAGGATTGATCCTAACTAGCTACTAATTATTGCCAAATTAGTAACAACCCCAGGAGACAGACATGGCCGAGACCAAGAACGACCAGCCCAGCGCCGACGACCTGAAGGAGGTCAGCTTCGAGCTGCACAAGCCGCACACGCATCGCGGCATCTTTTACGACCCCGCCGAGCTGAAGAAGGCGCCGGTGATTACCCTGCGCAAGAACCAGGCGCAGCGGTTGCAGGATCAGGAAGTGGGCAAGATCGTCAATGGCTGAGGAGCAGGACAGCAACCAGACCGAGGCCGATATCGTCGCCGGCTTGCGTGAACTGAGGATTGCCGGCGAGACCGTCGAGGTGCGCGAGTTCACCTTTGCCCAGGAGCTGCGGGCCCTGCAGATCGGCGAGGGCGTCATCCATGCACTGAGCGCGCTTTATAGCGAAAGCGACGAGCCGCCCTTCTCGGCTATCGAGCGCATCTTCGCCGAGCACGCGGAGGCCTTGTTCGAGCTGCTGAGCATCAGCACCGGCAAAGACACCAAATGGATCGAAGCACTCCCGGGGCGCGAGGGATATCTGCTCTATCTGACGTTTTGGAGTGTTAATTCGCATTTTTTTGTGGATCGGGTGGTAAGCGAGCAGCTGCAGCGGATCGGGGATCTGAACACGATCGCCTCAGTATCGGAAAGCTCTTTACCACCCTCATCGACCACGGACACCGAAAAAGCGAGTTAATCCATTACACGCGGCGGCAGCTTGCCCTCTTTTATTTTTACGCCGAGGAGCGCGAGCTGGAACAGCGGGCGGATCGGTTCGACGAGATATCGCTCATGCTGAGCGGCGAGGCACATAAACAGGCGGAACAACTCAGAGCGTGGCTACAAAGTCGGAAAAAGAATTTTTAATCCGCGTTCGGGCCGATATCCGCGAAGCGGTTCGCCAGCTTCACAATGTATCCAACGAAACCCAGCGCACCGGCAAGGCCGCCTCGCAGGCCTCGCGCGGCGTCAAAGGCCTGGGCAGTACGTTCGATTTTCTCACTCGCGCGGCGGCGGCCTATCTCACCTTAAAAACGGCGACGTATGTCATCCGCCAGGCGGATGCCTTCAACGTACTGCAGCAACGCATCAAAACCGCCACCAAGGAAACCGGCGATTATTCCCAGGTATCGAAAGAGCTTTTCGATATATCGCAGGCCAACGGTGTCGCGCTGGAGAATACGGTCTCGCTGTTCCAGAACCTGGCGCGCACGGCGCCCGAACTCAACGCCACCAATGACCAGGTGTTGACGCTGACCAACCTGGTGCAGCAGCTGGGCGTGATCAGCGGGGCGACACAAACGCAACTGGCGGCGGGTCTGCTGCAATTCAGTCAGGGCCTGGCCGGCGGCATCTTTCGCGCGGAGGAGTTCAACTCGATCGTCGAAAACCTGCCGGAGGTCGCCAGCCGTATCGCCAAGGGCATGGGCACGACGGTGGGGCAGCTGCGCCGCGCGGTGATCAACGGCAAGGTGTTGTCCAAGGATGTATTCGACGCGCTGCTCAAGCAGGCGGGGGATATCAACGAGGAATTTCAAAATATCGACACCTCGGTGGCGCGCCAGGGCACCTCACTCAGTAATGCCTTCGATCGTTTCCTCGGGAAGCTGGACCAGGCCGCCAGCGGGACCGGCACCCTGGCCAAGGTAATGCAGCTCATCACCAAGTCGCTGGAGAACTGGGGCGATTATATCGGCGAGTCGGAGCTCGAGGCCGCCACCCGCGAAAAGGCCAAACTGGTGACGAAGTATAACCAGCTGCGCACCCAGATCGAGGGCAGCTTCAATCGAGCTAATGCCGCGATGAAACTCGAGAACAACGTGCGCATCCAGGCGCTGCTGCAGCAAATCGATGAAGTGGATGCGAAGATCATCCGCCTGAATAAGGCCGCGCTCAAGGCGCAGGAAAACGCCGACAAGGCAGGCCAGGGTAATGACAATGCCGCCAAACCCAACCCGCAGCAGAGCGAGGTCGACAAGGTCATCGACAAGCTCAAGCAGCAGCAGCGCGAGATGGACCTCACCAAGAACGAGGCTGCGCTGCTGGACCTCAATCTGTTGCATGCCTCGGACAGCGAGATC